CCCTGCGGGCTGCCACGTCGGTTCCGCCAGCTTCGCCGTCTTCCTTCCACGCTCGGTAGCGCCGTGCCTCCGCCCTCATGCCTTCCGTGGGCATCAGGTTGATCTCGGTGCCGTTGACGTTGGCCATTACTCCTCGGTGGTCGGGTCAGGTTGCTGCTCTGGTGTGGCGTTCGGTGCGCCGCCCTGCTGGTCGTCGGCCGGGTTGGTGTCGAACTGCAGGCCCAGCTGCTCAGCCCTGTCCACCTCATTGGCGCGGGCGATCAGCAGGTCCTCGATGTCACCACCGCTCTCAGCGACGATCTGCGCCTGCGTCTTGAAGCCAGCCCTGACGGCTTCCTTGTACGCTGCCACTTCCTTCTGCGGATCCACCCAGGCCCAGCCGCGCGGATACCACTGAACGGCCTCGTAACGCTCCGGCATGGCCTCATAGTCGGGCAGCCGCAGCTGACCAGCACCAACGGCAGCGGACAACCAACGCTCGTAGATCGGCTGCAGCAGGTGCTCGATCATGAAGTCCTGGAGGATGCGCCACTGCTCGCGATCTTCCAGCAGGCTCAGCCGGCTGCTGCTGTAGTTGGATTGGCTGAAGTCGCGGCTGATCGTCTCGTAGCTGCAACCAATCGCGGCGGCCACGGAGCGGAGCATCCCACGCAGGAACGGCTCAAACTGCCCATCAGGCGCGTCGAGCTGGGGAATGTTGACGGTTTCGCCGGGCGCCAAATATTTAAAGACTCCAGGCTCGAAGCGGCTCACCTGATCGCCGTCGAGCACCTCATCACCCTGGAGCTCGCCCTCGGGTGATTGGATGAAGCCCATAAGCGAGCTGTTGGCCCTGGCCCTGACCACCTCGGCCTCTTCGTAGCCGTCCAGGTGGTGGAGTCGCTTGATGGCGCTGGCCACCCACGGAGCGCCACGGGTCTGGCCGGGTCGCTCGGGGATGAATAGGTGGATGATCTGATCGGCAGGCACCTCGATCACTTCGCCGCCGCGAGCGTTGGCAATGTCGCCCGGGTGCGTTGTGCGGAACGCATACCGCACAGGCCGCCCCCAGCGGTTGACCTGGACGCCCATGCGCCACTGATTGCCATTGGCATCCTTGCCGTAGCTCTTGCCCTCGTCGCAGTAGTCCGACTCAATGATCTCGATGCCGAGGGGGATCCGGCTGCGCCCGAACGGTTCGGGGATAATCCTCAAAAACACCTCGCCGGATTCGGCAACGGCCATGATCGCCAGCCGCAGGATCTCAGCCATGCTCAGCCGGCCAGCAACGTGGCAGCGGTCGTGCTTGCACCAGGTCTGCCAGGCTGATTCGATGCGGCGATTGATCGGCTCGTTCAGCCGGTTGCCGCGCTGCATCCGCACACGGCCCTGCATCCTGATGCCACGCCCGACGACGTTGGCGCCAATCGCGCGGATGGCCTGACGGGCGTAGGGGGAATCACGGACGAGCTGCCGTGAGCGGTTCCGCAGCCGTACCAGGCTGCCATCAATTTCAGCGTCTGCGCTGGTGCTGCTGGTGATCCAGTTGGCAGTCAGCCGGGACTGCAGTGCGCCCTCGTAGGCTCGCCGGCGTTTCGGGGTGTGCGCCTCCGGCATGGATGCGGCTTTGCCGGCGATGCGGCCACCCGCTGCTTTCCTGGCCATCAGAACCTCACAAAGACGTTGCGGGGATCACCCAGACCCTGCGCGATCTTCTCTGCTGCTCGCTCACGAGCGACGATCGCCTTGAGCTGCGCCTCGCGCTGCATCAGCAGGCCGAGGTCGTTGCTGGTGTAGCTGCGGTTCCCGATGCTGTATTGCTTCGCGCCCTTGCTGACGATCGCCCTGATGGCAGCCTGAACCGCGTCGAGGTCTTGCTCTGCCTGGCTGCGACCATCGAATGCCGTGGGATCGCCGGTGTAGGCCAACGACGGCAGCACCTCAGTGGTTCCGCTGCCGGTGACCACCACCACGGCGCCGGACGTGATGCGCCGCTGCCAGTACCAAACGCCAGCATCCCAGTCAGCTGTTGTTGCTGCTGACAGGGCAACGTCCCAGCCACCATCAGCGCGGGCGGTGCCGGCAACAGTTGCGCCCTCGCCTGCTGTGTTCGTGCGGAAGTCAACCTGCAGCGTCCAAGTGTCCGACGTGGCTGGGGAGTCGGTGACAAGCGCAGGTGGCTCGATCCACGTCACGGTGCTGCCGGCAACGATTGAAGCGGGAACAGTCACGGGCGCACCTCCATGGCCGGATGATAGCCATTACCACCCGGTGACAAATCCCGGCCCACTGGGCTCTGATCTGCGCCGTTTCGGCTTGGACTTGGCTTGTCCGGCCTTGCGCTCCTCTGCTGCCGCGGTCAGCTGATCCCAAAGCGTCGCGCGGTTGTAGCGGCGCTTGACCAGTTCCAGGATCGCCAGGGCGTAGACGGTGAGATCCAGCGGTTCGTTCCTGGCGCCGCTGGGGTTCTCCCAACCGAGCACCTGGAAGCCCTTGACCATCCTCGGCACCAGCCGCTCACAGGTCAGGCCCTGCAGATACTCCTCCGTCACGTCATTGGGCAGGTGGATCGCCCCGGGGCCGGGGGAGTCGCGCTTGAGTCGCGCATAAATCGTGCGCTTCAAAGTGTCGCCTCCCACCTGATACAGGGTCAGGCCTTTCTTGATCGTCTGACCTCTGGCGTTGACGTCGACACGGCTGCCCTTGCCGAGTGCTGGCGCTGCCTTGGTGCTGCTGCCCTTCAGTGCCACCACGCCCTCCCTGGAGCGCTGCCTGCAGTATTCGTAGGCCTCCTGCGTGAAGTGGCCGCCGGTGTCAACGCCGCAATGCCGAACGGTCAACGTTCCGCCGCCCTCCATCGGCCATTCGGTCTTCCTGATGCTGTCGATCTGCTCCCAGACGTCAGCCTCAGCCGGGCTGCCCTCGACCTTCTGATGCCAGATCCGCCACATCTCCTCGCCACGGCCGAATCCCCAGACGGTGGTCTCCAGCCAGGTGTCTTGGGTGTCAACGGCCATCAGCAGCAGGACGACGCCCTCGGGACAGGTGCCGCTTGAGAACGTCTCAGCCTGTGCCCTGGCCATCAAGCCCTCAGCGTTGATCACCGCCACGGCTTCATCCTCCCAGGCCTCGGCTGCGCGTTTGTTCACCCAGCCCTTGAGCAGCAGGGGGTCGGCCTTGGCACGCAGGAACTCATCACGGATCTGCTCCCAGCTGGTCCAGCCAGCCGGGGCATACCACCCGGGTAGGTGGAATCCCGCGGTGATGCCGTCGCCCTTGGCGGTTGCCTGCCACACGGCACCGGCCAGCATTGTGGTCTTGTGATGCTCGCTGACGCGTTCTCCACAGGCAGGGCATTGCGCGAACACCTCGCCATCGGGCCGGTCCCACTTCATGTGCTCGCGCCAGCGGAGCACCTCAAGCGATCCGCAGCAGGGCATGAGCACCGCCAGCTGTCGCCGATCTGATCGCGTCTCGTACTCACTCGTAATCCTGCACATCCCGCGGGTGCCGGGGGTGCTCGTGGTCAAGATCTTCCCCATGGGGAACGTCGACGTCCGAGCCTCTGCGTTCTCCAGGGGGTCGCCCTTGTCGTCTGCCTCGAACGGGTAAGACGACACCTCATCGGCCAGCAGGTAGGCCGCGGGCATCGACTGCAGGCCGCTGCCGCTGTTCGCGCCGGTCAGGACGAACAGGCCGCCCCTGAACTCCTTCAGGAACATGGTGTTGCCGCTGTCCCTGGCCCTGGCGGGTGCGATCAGATCCGACAGCACAGGCGTCTCGCGCAGCAGGGGCTCCAGCCGCTGGCGGTTCAGGCGCTTGGCCATGTCGAGGGTCGGCTGCACCAGCAGAGTCGGCGCCGGCCACAGGTGGATGATCGCTCCCAACCAGTTCAGGACCACCTCCGTCTTCCCCATCTGGCTGCCGAACATGAGCACGACACGACGCCACGGGCTGGAGGGGCTCAGGCATTGCATCGGCTCCCGCAGGTAGGGGGTGCGATCGGTGCGCCACGGGCCAGGCTCTGCTGAGCCCTTGGTCGACAGGATCCGATGACGATCGGCCCACTGGTCAACCGTCATCGGATCGGCCGGCATCAGGCCCTCGCTGAATGCCAGATCGTGGAGCTCGAATGCGTCAGCCATCGGCCAGGCTCCTGAGCGCTGTGCGGATCTCTTCCGTGAGCAGCTGATGCGCTGCCCTGGTGTCGGTCATGCTGATCAGCGTGGGGATCACCCGGTCGGGGATGGCCAACATGCTGTCCCTGACGGTGCGGGCCTTCTTGAATGCCGCGGCCTTGACGTCAGCAGCAGGCACCAGGTCCCCCTGCATGGTCTGCACCTCAAGCTTCGCCTTCTCCGCCAGGTAGTGCTCACGGCGGGCCTTGCTGTCGTTCAGCCCTGGGATCTGATCCTCAGGGAGTGCATCGATCCGCTCCCGCAGATCCTCCGGGTTTGGCTTGTTTTCCACAGGGTCAGGCCGGCTGACCTTGCTGTTGTGGGTGGCCCTGGTGTTCTTGTTCCACAGCTCCAGCGCCAGGTCCCGGTCGAGCCACCGCTTCCCGTCTTTTTCCACAACGGCATCGGAGATTCGCCCGTGCTTGACGGCATAGCTGACCGCCGCAGGACTGCAGCCTTTAAGAACTGCCAGCTCTGAGAACGTAATCAGCAACTAGCCTCTGAGCCTCGCTTAAGGGAGTCTAAGGTAATTCCCTGGCTTCTTAAAAGCTCCTTAAATGCCCTTGGGGGTGCTGTGCCTGGCCGGCCGGTTAAGAAGCTCTCGGGGCTGCCGCTAGAAAAATCGGGTGCCG